CTCTCGCTGTATATCGGCCGCGGCGGCCAGAGGCATCTCGGGCGGCGGTCGGGCCGGGCCGCTACGGCTGCATTGATTGCCGCCGGGCTGAAATCGAAATCGCTGAGAGCGGCGAGAGCCGCGTCTACCCCGGCCAGCGCCCGGGCGATCGACTCGGCAGAGATCGCCGCCACGACACCGGCGGCGCCCATGGTATGGGCAAAGGCGCCGATGCCTCGAGCACCGAGCGCGGACAGCTCGAGCATCGCCTCGGTGGCTACCGCCTGGGCCTGGACGCCGGCCGCCCGGCCCTCGACCTCGGCCTGCTGAACGAGCAGCTGCTGCCGGAGGACGATGAGCTGCGCCTCGGCGATGGCGATCTGCGCCTGAACGGCAAGAATCCGTTGCCTCGTCAGCTCGCCCTGATCCTGCTCGATGCCGAAAGCCTGGTTGTAGGCATCGCGCAGGGTCGAGACCAAACCGCCCGGGCCGGTCAACACTTGCTCTGCGCCGGCGCCGAACTCGAAGATCGCTCGATCGAGCAGGCGGCCGAGCTCCCGGACCCTCGAGCTGAGGTCAATCTCGAACTGCGTCAGGCCCAGGTTGTCGATCGTCAGGGCGTCGGACAACGTCGCCTCGAGCTCCTGGACCGTCGAGCCGACGAAGGAGTTGAGCGCGCCGGACACGACATCCGAGACGCCGCTAACCTCGCTCTGGCGGAAGATCTCGGTGACGGCAAAATCGATTGCCCCCTGGACGTCCTCGCCGAAGACCCGCACCTGGTTGTTGACCCAAACCCGGATGCCCCCCGAGTCATCGCGGATCTGGACGGCGAAGGTCGAGAAGGAGGAGAAGGTGCCGTTGATCGAGTCGAGGATGCCGTTGACGGTCCCGGTGATCGAGTCGATGATCCCTTGCGTCTGCTCGGCCAGCCGGCCCGAGCCCTCGTGAATCTGAGCCGCCAGGCGGCCGCCCTCGGTTGAGCCGTCGGCGAAGGTCTGGGCGGTCCTGGCGAACATGTCGCCGATCAGGCCGACGGCAACGCCGATCGCCGCGCCGTAGACGCCGGCGAATTTCGAGGCCGAGAGCAGGGGTCCGAGGAAGCCGCCCAGGCTACCGAGACCGGCGGCAGCCGAGCTCCCCGTTAAGCCGCCGAGGGCACCCCCGAACTGAGCCCCGGACAAGGCTCTCTGGGCCTTCGAGCCCTCTTGCTGAATGAGCTGGAAAGCCTGAACGATCCGAACGACGCTCTGAAGCATCCGGCCAAGGCCAGAGTCGATTCCGCCGATGCTCTCCGCGACCAGGTTGCCGAGCTGCACCCAGGTCCGGGTCTCCTGGTTGATCTGGGATTGTAGATTGCGGATCCGCTGGTTGTGATCGCCGATCAGGTCGGCGTTGTGCTCGTAGGCCTCGAGGTCGTCCACCGGGACGTTGAAGCCGGCGCCCTCGCCGCCCAGGGTCTGCGTCAGGGCATTGGAGATGGTGAGGTCGAGCTCGCCGGCGAGGGCCGCGGCCGCCTTCTGCGCGAGCTCGAGAGCGCGCACCAGGTCCAGCACCTGAGCCTCTCGCGCCGTATTGCCCTCAGACATCAGCACGGAGACGACGAGGGCCGCTTGCTTTGCCGAGATCCCGGTGCGCTCCATCAGATCGACGATCCGCTGGCTAGCCTCCACCCGTCGCTCGAGCTTGGCGTACGCGGTCTCGACCTGATCGACGCCCTCCGCCACCGCCTCGAGATTCTTTCGGAGCTCCTCGGCCTTGATCGCCGCCTCGGTCTGAGCGGTGCCGCCCTCGACGATGGCCTTGGAGAGGTCTGCCTGGGCGAGGGTGGCAACCCGGATCTCGGCGCCGAGCTCGCCCTCGAGCTTGACCGACTCCTCGATCAGTCGATTCGTGCCGGCGAACATTTTGGCTGCTAGGCCCGACTCCTGCACCTGGCGGGCCAGCTGATCGCGCAGCCGCTGGGTTTCTTCGGCGGCCGCTGCCTGCTCGACGCCGAGGTCGAAGATGCTCTCAGACAGGGCGTCGTACTCCGCCTGCTGGGAAGCGAGGCTGCCGCGCTCGATGAGCGAGACAGCGCGATCCAAAGTAGCGAGAAGCCTCTGGCTCGAGGCCACGGTCCGCTCGATCGCCTGTTCGCTGCTGTCGGCCCATCGGTTGATGGCCGTGTCGAGCACGGCATAGGCGGCGACAGCCGCCGCGACCCAGACGCCGATTGGATTGGCCAGCAGAGCGGCCGAGAAGCTGTGGGTCGCGACGGTCGCCGCGTTCATGGCCGTGACCCAGCCGGCGAGCACCGTCGCCACCCGGTAGGCGAGGAAGACCTTCAGGCCGCCGATGACCAGGTCGATGTTCTCCGACAGGGCCAAGAGGATCTTGACCACGGCCAGCAGCCCTTGACCGAAGGCCTCGCCGAATTTCCGAGCGCCGTCAGAGCCGCTATCGAACCACTCTTTGAGCAGCACCGAGGTCTCGCGCAGAGCCGGCGCCAGGGCGGTGCCGAACTCGATTCTCACGCTCTCGATCACGCTCTTGAGCTCGAGGGTCGCCCCGCGCAGGGTGTTGCGCATGGTCTCGGCCATCCGGCCGGCGGCCCCTTCACTGCTGTTCACGACGTCGGTCAGACGCTCGAGCTGAGGGACCATCGAGGTCAAGGCCAGGATCGCCGGCGCCCCTCGATCGCCGAATGCCTCGAAGGCGGCCGTGGCGTCGATGTCGGCCTCAGCCAGACGGCGGATGATGTCGATCAGGCTGTTCGTCTGAGGATTCAGATCCTCCATTTTCAGACCGAGGTCGGTCAGCGTCCGAGTGACCTTCGGAGCCGCCTTGGCCAGCGAGCTCAAGATGCGCCGCAGACCGGTGCCCGCCAGGCTGGCCTGTAGGCCAGCGTTGGACAGGATGCCGATGGCGGCCGCCGAGTCCTCCATCGACACGCCGAGGGCCCTGGCCACGGGGCCGACGAATTTCATCGCCTCGCCCATTTGCGAGACGTCGGTGTTGGCGTTGGCGGCCACCGCGGCCAGAGCATCGGCGATACGGGTCGCCTCGAGAGCCGGCACGGCGAAGGCCGACATGATGTTCGAGGTGATGTCGGCAGCTCGGCCGAGATCCAAGGTGGCCGCCGCCGCCAGATCGAGGACCGACGGCATCGCCGAGACGATTTCCGTGGTCTCGAACCCCGCCCGGCCCAGGAAGACGATGCCCGAGGCCGCCTCCGTGGCGCTGAATTTGGTAGTGCGGCCGAGCTCGCGGGCGGTCGCCGTCAGCTCGATGAACTGAGAGTTCGTCGCTCCGGTGACCGCCCGGGCCTCGGCCATAGAGCTCTCGAAGTCGGAGAAGGCGGTGACCGCCGTCCGCAGCTCGTTGACGGCCAGGAAGCCGCCGAGTAACCCTCCCAGACCAGAAAAGCGCTTGAACGTCGAGAGCAGCTGCCCAGCTGCCCCCGACGTCCTTTTGAGATCCGTGCGGGCGCCGCGCGCCTCGGCCCGGATCTTGCGAAGCGAGCGCGTGACCTCTCGGCCAGCGCCCGTGTTCGCCCTAACAGCTACTCTGACGGGTACTTCAGGAGCGCCCACCCGCGGCCGCCTTGAGCCTTGCGCGGAGCTTGGGCGCCATCACCTTGACGTAGGAGTTGTCCATGGCGTCGATGCACTCCAGAAGCTCTGTGCGCGAGTCCAGGTCATCGACCAGGAAGAGCTCGCAGTAGGCCAGGACGTCATCGACGCCGATGGGTGAGATGCCTTCGCTGCTGATAGGCCGTCGGCTGCTCAGGAGCTGGAAGGCGCTTGAGATCCAGGACAAGAAGTCGGGGATCTCGGGTTCGTCATCTAGGGTTTCCGATGCCTCGTCGGCTACGGTTGTTTCGTCGTCTAAGGCTTCCCGCTCGGAGTGCTCGAGGTCGGCCCGGTACTCTCCCCACTGGCACTGCCAGGCGACCCAGCGGGCGAGGAGTTTTTTTCCTTCTCCAGGGTTTCAGCGAAGAAGATCGACTCCTCACCCATGAAGCCCACAACATCGTCCAAGAACGTTGGATACTTGAGGAAGTACTTCTCGGCGGCCGCGGCCGAGAAGGGGATCAGGGTGTCGCCGTCGTAGATCCCGCCCCAGGTCACGAGGCCCTGGCGGGAAACGCACTTGGCCTGGATCTTCTCGAGCTTGGTGTCGGAGTGGGTGCCGCGCAAGATCTTCTTGCGCTCGGGGAATCCCAGCTTGCGCTGGAGCTTGGAGAAAGGCGCGTAACGGCTCGAGCGGACGTGAACGAAGGCTCGCTCCTTGCCATCCTCCACCTCGTCTAGCTCTTCGAGCCAGACCTTGACGCCGTCGTCGTCCTTCAGCTGCTCGCGGTTCGCATACGCATTGTCGAGTCTCATGAAGCATCGCTCCTTGTCTTGGACCGCCCATCGTGCGGCCCCCGGGGTTTACCGACCTGGCGAGCAGCCTATCAGGCCGCGAAGCGGTAGAGGCGAACGTAGCGGTCGGACGCCTCGATCTCGGAAGCCTCGAAGGTGATGTTGGCGACCACCGGCTGATTCTCGCCGCCGGCGTTGACCTCGACGGCCGTGAAGTTGAGCTCATCGATAACCAGCGCGAACTTCCCGCCTTGGGGATCCTGGAGGTGCCAGAGGCAACCCAGCGAGGTGAAGGCCAGGAACTGGGTGTAGATGTCACGAGAGCTGAAGTAAATCTCCATCGTGCCGGCGATCTCCGAGTTTCCCGGCTCGATGTCGTAGACCACGTTGTCGAGATCGTCGGCCTGCGCCTTGTCCTGTCGGATGTTGTTGTTGACCGTAAGGCTCCAGTCGCGCACCCGGTAGGCGGCAGGGGTAGTCAGGCCCTTGATGAAGAAGCCCTTGAGGCCGGTCACCGACCGGACGGCCTTGACCGTGGTCGCCGCGGTAATCGCGCCGACGGCCGCGGTGGCCACCGAGCTCAGGCATTTCATGCCCTTGAAGTTCAGCTCGATCTCGAGCTCCCCCTCCAACCCCATCTTGAGGGTCATGGTGTCGATCGCCATGCCGAGGCTCTGATGGAAATCGAGGGACGCGGCGCCCTTTCGCAGGTTCTTCTCGAGGTTCCAGGAGCTCAGCACCACGCCGACGTCGCAGTACCCGGTGTGGCTGATCGTCACATCTGCGGTCGCGGTTTCGTCACCGCCGGCAAGGCTGTGGAAGGTCTCTACGATGACCTCGTCGTCCGAGGTGCGAGTGAGAATCTGGTAAAGGCCATCGTTGGCGCCAGTGGAGGCAGAGCCATCGATCTTGAAAACGTCGCCCACGATCATGTTGGTGAAGGCCGCGATCATCGTCACGGTGCGAGTCGCCGCTACGACCGTCAGGGCCGCGGTGGTGGTTTGCGACGTCACCCAATCCGTCGCCATGAAGGCGCCGGGCAGGAACTCGTCGTGGGATCCGACGGCCAGCTTGCCGCTGATTCCGCCGGAGGGCATTCTCCCGGTTGGATAGAGTGACTGTGGCCGTCGATCCGGGGTGAAGCCGCCGCTTCTGGCCGTGGCCAGATCAGTCTTCAAAGACTCTCCCACGTGCTTGAGGTAGGAGAAAGCGGCGCTGGCGGTGACCGCGACTCCGAGCGTGGTCTCTTTGGCGAATGCGAGGGTGGTCAGGTTGGTGCTCATGGGCTCTCTTTCTCCTGGTTTGTTCGTTCGATGTTACAACGTCTGAACTCTTTGGATGCTCCCTTGCTCCTACTCCTCTTCGTCGCCGGGGTCAAAGGCCCCGCCGTCATCCGCTAGCTTCCAAAGTTTCCGGCCGGCCTTCCGTGGTCCCTTGATCTCCTTCTTCTCCAGATACCCGCGCGCTTTGAAGCACGCGGCCTGAGCAGGCATTTTTGTCGAGCCCTCGAACGGCGCACGGCACTTCCCGGCCGTTTGGCGAGCGGTCGTGCAGGTCACGACGGGAAGCGGCGTCGCGGCATCGGCCTCGGCTTGGCTGCAAGCGCCGCTTCCGGTCCCGGGGCCGGCGTCTACATGCCACTGGATGCCGAAGCGGATCTCGTTACACAGCCGCAGCGCTCCGTTGCCGTCGAACCACTCCACGGCGCAGGATTCGAAGACCGTCCACGCCTTGACGGACGTGCGGATCTCGGCCTTCCCATCGCAGTTTCCGGCAGCCGGTCCCGAGCAGCAGTCCCAAGGGCGATTCTGAGCCGTACAAAAGGCGGTGTCGGTCAGCTCGATCGCCTTGGCGCTGGCGCCCGAGAGGGCCAGTAGCGCGATCAGTGGCAGGATACCGGCGCTCTTGCGAGCGACCCGAACGCGGCTGGCCCGGTAGGCGCGGTCGATGGCGGCCTGCTCGGCAAGCTCTGAGAGGGCTTGTTGGATCATCGGGGGCTCCTCTAGTTGACGCTTCGGGACATCTCGTACCACGACGTGCCATCAAACAGCAGCGTCAGGGTGGTGTCGTCGGCCGAGGTGAACGCCGCAGAGAGGTCGATCGTGTTGGCGTCATGCGCGTCGGTGTCGGTGATGGTGATGAGGGCATCGACGAAGAGCAGCCGCAGGGGCATCCCGACGACGCCTCCGGTGATGTCCGCGAGCGTGTTCGCTCCACCGTCGCCGGTGAGAGTGACGAAGCTGGTAGTTGCGGCGAAGGTAGTCGCCGCCGCGCCGAGCGTGATTGCTTGATTGTCTCCAGACAGCTTTCCGACTACGTTGAACGACCCCGCGCCTTTGGGCTCTACGTCAATCGTGCCATCGGTGTCGGTTCCAGTAAAGACCCAGCGGATCGGCAAGCCGGTGGCCGAAGCATAGAAGTCGTGGCGGTTGACGCCCGAGGCGATAGTGTTGAAGTGAGCGACCGCGATGCCACCGCCCGTGATCCCGAGCACGCCGACTGACGGGCGGAAGAACCCCGTGGTCAATTCACCTATACCGATTATTGGCGCCGCTGCGGTGCCAGGATCAGGAAAAGACAGAATTTTAGTACTGACACCCCATCTAAACCAGTTCGCCCCGGCATAGAAGTACAAATCGTGGCTCGAAAGAATCTGGTTGAAGCCCTTGCCGGTGCCAATCTCCCATGAGAACGAGCCCTCGCCGTCGATGACAAACTCATTTCCTACGGGCGCGCTCGCGGCGGTAAGCGTGAAGATATTGTCGGTGCCGTCGGTCGAGAATCGGGCAGCCAGGACGCCGTCGAGGTTGAAGTCCACCTGCCCGTTTCCGGCATCGGTCACGGTGACGTTGGAGTCGCCCTCTGAGATGCTGGTGCCACCGCCACCCACCGCGATCCACTCGCCGGCCGTGTCGCAGTCGCCGGCCGTCGGCTCGCATCGGAAACACGAATCGTCGTCCTCGTCGCAGCAAAGCTCTCCGCGCTTGCCGATCGTCAAAGAGGTGCAGTCGGTGTCGTGGGTGAGCACTTGGATGGTGTTGCCGTTGGCCGGCCGGGTGGTGCCGCTGCCGGCGTCGCCGGCGTCGATCGTCTTCGAGAGCAGGGCCGCGGTCAGCTGCGCGGAGCCCAGTGTGCCCTGGAGATCAGGGAGATCAAGAACCGCCTCGAGCTCGGCCTCAACTCCCGTGGCGTTCAGCTCATCGGCGCTCACGCCGTCCGTCGCGATGTCGTTGCCGTCTACCGTGCCGTCCGCAATCTCGCCGCCGGCACCGCCGTCGACCGCGCCCGCGGCCAAGGCCGTGTCATCGACCTCGCCTGCGTCAGGCACGTCATCGTCCACGTAGTTCGTCGCGTGGACAGTGCCGGCCGAGGCCCCGGCCCAATCGACATGCTCGGCCGCCAGGAAGTTGGTCGCCGCGTCGTGATCCACCACCAGGTCGACGTCGCCCGTCGCATCCTGATAAGTGACCGCGACACCGGTGTGAGTTCCGGTGCCGTCGGCGACCAGCGCGCCGGCGAAGTCCTCGACCTCCTCCTGGGTCAGGTTCGTGTCTGTGCCGGCGACCGCTATCCACTCGCCTACCGTGTCGCAAAGGCCAGCCGTCGGCTCGCATCGCCAGCCGCGATCGTCGTCCAGATCAAAGCAAAGCTCACCAGCCTCGCCGTCGGTCAATCCGGTGCAGTCGGTGGCGTGAGTGCGGGCCCTGGGCTCTTTGTCGACCTCGAGACACATCAGGGCGATGTCGGTCGCCGCCTGATTCCACTTCACGTTGCTCAGGGCGTCCGTCGTGATCACGCAGGGCGAGCCGGCCGGGCAGGTGTCGCAGGACGGGTCGCCGACCGGGCACCGAAGGTTGATCGTGTCGGTACAGACCTGCGCGGCCGCCGGCGCCGATGAGAGCGCGATGGCCAGCGTGACGATCCGGATCCAGCGCGTCGTAGTCATCATGCCTCGAAGACCTCCGGCTCGAAGACGTCGGGCTCGAAGACGGGCACCGTGTTCCCCGTCTCCTCGAAGTAGAACGGGACGGAGACCGTGACCTGGTACATCTCCCCCGATCGCAGCGGCGGGCTGTAGGAAACCCGCGAGGAGAAGAAGAGCTCGCCGGCGATCGTATTTCCCCTGAAGGCCCACTTGACCACCTCTTTGAGCCCCCAGATCTCCCTGAAGCCCTCGCCCTGCGGGGTGAAGATCGAGGCCGAGACGAAGCAATCGTTTCGATAGCCGGTGACGTCGCTCATCCAGGCCTGAGAGTCGTGATCGGCGATGACGTCGAACCGGACGTAGGATAGAATCGAGGTCAAGGTGGCGGCGGCCGCCGTCTCGTCCGCGGTGATCGTGTCGTGATCGGCGACCACCACCACGTCGTCCGAGATCTTCTGCTTGATCGTGAAGCGCCGGTTGTAGAGCACGGTGCCCGAGAGCGCGAAGACGTCGAGCTGTTTCATTTGGGCGAAAGCCCCGACCAGAGTCATGCGACGAGTTGAGAGGGTCACGGTCAGGGAGCCTGTCGCGGTCGAGGTCCGAGGCGTCTCCGCCTCCTCGCCCCCGACGTTGGGCCAGATGACCTTGCACCTCGAGCTCCACGCTGTCTGAAAGCGAGCGCAAACCGCGGCGATGGCCTCTGCGTGCGTCATGCCGCTGACCCCACCGCGCCACCCTCGAGCTCGCCAAGGCCGTTGGACCAGGCCAAGGTCTCCTCGATCGCCCGGGTCATCGTCAGGTCCGGTGGCTGGGTCTCGGAGCCCCACTCGCGCACCGGAGCGTAGGCCAGGTTGTTGGAGATGGTGATAAGTCACCGCGGCCGAG